CAAGACTTTTGGAGTTTAACTTTCCACGAGTTTCTGTGTATGCAGAAAGGCGTAAACGATAGAGTAGAGAAAGAACAGCAATGGGAATGGGAACGAGTGCGATGGTTGGCTTGTGTTAATTTACAGCCACATACTAAGAAAGGACAAAACCTAACTCCACAGAAGCTGATGAAGTTTGATTGGGAGAAAAAGAAAGTCAAAACCGACATCGAGAAACAAAAGAAAAGGGCAGAATATATTAAAAAGAAATACGAATTGCTAAATAAAGACAATGGCTGAGAAAACATTAAGTATTAAATTAAGTCTAAACGACAAGCAGTTTCAGAGTAAACTCAAGAAGTCTATGAGGTCTATGAAAAAGTTTGGCAATAATATGAAGTCTCTAGGGCGTACTATTTCGACTGGACTTACTTTGCCTATTATAGCTTTTGGTGCAGCTAGTGTTAAGGCTTTTGACGAACAAATAAAAGCAGAGACTAAACTTAGAACAGCTCTAGGCGATAGTGCAGAGGCTTTTGATGTATTAAAAAAACAAGCACAAGACCTACAGAAAATTACAATATTTGGAGATGAGGCTACTTTAGAAGCACAATCTTTTTTAGCACAGCTAGGACTTAATGCTGATGCAATACTAAGACTTACTCCACTTATTCAAGACTTTGCTACTGCTCAAGGTATTCAATTAACAGACGCTGCTAAATTAGTTGCTAAGTCAGTTGGTTCAAGTACTAACGCTTTAAGTCGTTACGGATTACAAATAGAGGGAACGGTAGGAGAACAAGACAGATTAGAAAGTGCTGTAAATGCTCTTACAACTGCTTTTGGTGGACAATCAGAGGCAATAGCTAAGGAGGGTCTAGGACCACTACAACAGCTTAAAAATGAGCTTGGAGATGTTTCTGAAAAGTTTGGAGAGATTGTATTAGAATTTATAGACCCACTTACAAAAGGGCTAGAAAGAATATCGGATGCTCTTAGTGGTCTAACAAAAGAACAAAAAGAGAACATAGTACAATATGGTGCTATTCTTGCTGCTGTTGGTCCAGTATTAATTGTGTTTGGTAGTTTAATATCGTCACTTAGTGTTTTAATACCTTTAGCTATTAGTTTTGTAGCTGCTATAAATCCGATAACTATTGCAATAGCTGCTGCTGGTGCTGCTGTTTTATATCTTGTAAATAGGTTTAGAGACTTACAAAAAGAGTACGAGGATTATAATAAAGTAGTAGGAGATTTCGAGCCAATGCAAGAGTCTTTTATTCCAACTACTATAACACCGACAAAACCTAAAGAAAGAACACCAGACCCTAATTTTGAATTTAAATTTGTTGAGCCTATAAAAGCATTAAATGTAGAGCTTAAATTACTTAAAACATTGACTCCAGTTATTGAGGAATTTGAGGAGAGTTTATCTGGAATGGATATTGTAGCTAATCAAATAACACAAAGTTTCCAAAGTTTTGGTAATATATTCCAATCAGTATTTGCTCAAGCTTTACAAAGTCAAGAAGGATTTTTTAAATCATTTGTAGAAGGTACTAAAAGAGCTTTAGCTGCTTTAGCTGCACAGATAGCAAGTATGTTAATTTTAAATGCTTTGCTCGGTGGCACTAGCTTAGGTGGTTTATTAGGATTTAAAAATATAGGAGGATTTGGCGGTATTGGTCAAGTGCTTGGAGGAGTCGGAAATGTAAACGCTAACTCAGTCGGTGGTGGTGGAGCTTTACGCTCTATGATAAGCACTGGAGGCACTACAGAAGTATTTGGTACAATAAGTGGAGCTGATATATTACTAAGCTCAGATAGAGCGCAAGCAAATAGAAATAGAACAAGAGGATACTAATGAGCAGAGAAAAAAGATTTGAGTTAAGTTTACAGAGTGACAATGGCACTTATTATAGATTAGACGTTTATGATAACAATGCTATTTCATCAACTACTTACACTCCTAAGCTAGGTGCTGATGGTTTTACTTTAACTTATCAGACTGACAATGATAATCGTTTCACTGGTTTAATTCCAAGCGAAGTCACATTTGATATATTAGTAACACAAGATGGAGAACAAGCTATAGTTAATGATATAAGAGGCTCTGTTTATGGTGGATTTGATATGTCTATATGGAAAAGCTCTGATGATGTAACTTATGAGTTATATTGGGCTGGTTTATTACTAAACGATATATCTCCAGAGCAAGATATTTCTAGACCAACTAGAATTAAATTAACTGCTGTATGTGGTTTAGCTCCTTTAAAAGATATAGATTTTAATGTAGATACTGGTTATTCTACGCCATCAAGCTATCAAACTTTAAATTATTTCGTTAATATATTTAACAATCAAATAGGCTTACAAGATTTTTACTGGTCTTTAACTGATACATATATAACAACTTCTGTAGATTGGACTACAGATACTATGACAAGTATAGTTTCACGAGACCCTTTAGTAGCTAGTAGATTTAATTTTATGGCATACGTAGAAATAAACGAAGACGGCTCTAAAAAGTTTAAAAGTTCTTTTGAGTTATTAGATAACGTATGTAAGGCTTGGGGAATGAGATGTTTTTTCTCAGATGGTAGATGGCACTTAATTCAAGTTAATAACTACGATAATTGGAAAGCACCGAACACTCATTACATTAGAAGTTTTAGTAAAGTTTATAACTCATCTAATGCTGGAGCTTCTCTTTTAAGTAGTAGCAACGCAAGTTATACTACAACAGAGGGAACTGATATAAAAAGATATGGAGGCTCGTTTGATTTCCTACCTATATTAAGAAGCGTAGAAACAAACTACAATCATTTGCAGTCTTTCGATATGCCATTTTTTTATTACTTTAACAATAGCGATAGTAGTACACAATACCAAACTAATTTAAATGAGATACCAGTTTGGAATGGATATAGATTTAATGGTAATATATATACTGGAACAGCCTATGATATCAATAGAGGATTAACAGATAGCTTAGTCATTTCATTAGGAGAAGTAAGTGCTTTAACTGGTTCTAGTATTTCAATAAATAGAGATTTCACTTTAGGTAGGGCTGCTAGTGTAGACTTCTCTGACGTAAGTGGCGCACAAGATAAAATAGAAGTACAAATAAAAGCTAGATTTAAGCTAGTAGGAGCTTCAGATACATACTATCATCCACTAAGCACAGTTGTAGCTACAGATTGGACTACTACTTCAACAGCTACTACTACTGCTGTTATTGGTCCATCATATCTAAATGAATTCTATACTAATATAGGGCAAAATTTTAATGTCAATATAAATTTGCAGACTCAAGAAATACCAGTTGATGGAGATTTATTTTTAGAGATATATGCTATATGTTACTATAATAATTATGCAGATGCTTTATCTATAGAAAATCAAATTGCTATAACTGATACAACAACTACAGCAGACCCTACTGATATTTTAGTTTATTCAGCTCCAGAGTCAAGTGAAGACCAAGGGATAAAATATTTAATAGATAACGAGGTAGTGATTAAAAAGTTTTTTAGGTCTTTCAATGCTCCAAGTGGAACTACTATCTCTAATGGTGTTAAGTTAGAAATACCAGAATTATTTATAGGAAGTGGACCGACAAGCGGAGCTGTAGGTAGAATAGAAACTTTTAACTATACTACTACATCTTGGGAAGATGGAACTAATGCAACTTGGAGAGCATACGGAGCAGCAGTTGCTGGAACAGAAATTACTCAGCTTCTAGTTGAGGAGGTTATGAAAGGTCAAGCTAGTGGTTCAAGAGTATTTGACGGAAGTTTGAAGCTAACTAGTGGAGAGTTAAATTATTTTGAAGGAATAGAAATAGATGGAACAGCTTTTATACCTTATCAAGTAAGTTATAATGCTAATGAAGATACTTGGTCAGGAGAGTGGTATGGAATTGATTTGAGTGGTAACACTTTAAATATTGTAACTGGTACTATATCAAATATACCAGTATCTAACGAATTTACACCTTGGTAATATGCCTACAGTAAGTAATTTTTTTAAAGGAGAAAGCGTAGCAGTAGTTAGTGCAGATACTACTAGTTTAACTCTTACGTTTATAAACATAATGGCTACAAGTAGCACTAACACGCTCTTAAAGAGTGGAGATGTAATTTATATTATTTGTGCTGATACTGGTTTACCCATTCAACTAACTTTAGATACTGATATAACTTATAGTTCTACTCGTATCACATTTGCTTCTACTACTGTTAGTCAATTTATTCCAGCTGGTAGTGTTATTATACTAAATAGAGAAAATAAATACAATTCACTATTCAGAGACTACACTATAGTAACTCATAAACTTTTTGAGGCTGGTAATACTCACGGTAATACAAATGTAATTAATCCACAAAACCCAACAGAAATTTCTGTGAATGCTGGTGCAGTTTGGGCTGATGGAGATACAATATCTAACGAGGCTACTGTTTTCAATATTTTTAGAAGTCCACACAATGGATGTAAAATAGAGAGAATAACTTGGGATGTCCAGACTGATTCAGCAACTACACACGATGGCATATTTGAGTTATGGAAAAAACCAATTACAGAGAATGGGACTACATCAACAGATATTGTTTTAGTAGATGATTTTGCTTTTACTTCACAAAACGATGTAAACTATGTATTCAACAGAGATGCAACAATAACAGAAACATTAAACGCTAACGATTGTCTAATCCCATCTTTTAGAAAGATTAATAGCACATCTAGTAGCGATAAATTTTACGCAACATTAACGCTATTGATTAGCACAGACCCACGACAATAATGAAAAATCTATTAAAAGAAACATCAGACGTATTATTACTTAACACCACTACATTCACTTTTGCTACTTTAGCTGATGTTGAGGTAGTGCTAAAGATAGCTGTATTATTATTGTCTATTATATATACAACTGACAAGATTATTTATAACCGTAAACGAAGAAAAAACAATGAATCTAAAAACGTGGAGAAAAAGTCTAAATAAAGTAGAACAAGAAATGGCTCTTAAACACTTTAAGCTAAGTGAGTTTGATTCAGACGTTAAAGGAAGTGGCAAAAATATGAAAAGAGACTTTCTTAAAAAACTAGACAACGCTAGAGATATAGCTAAAATACCTTTCAAGATAACATCTGGATTTAGAACACCACAACACAATGAAAGACTAAGAAAGCAAGGCTATAAGGCTAGTGCTAACTCAAGCCATTTAAAAGGCTGCGCTGCTGATATATACTGCAAAGATAGTGGCACTAGACAAAAGATAGTAAACGGTCTTATAATGGCTGGATTTACACGTATCGGCATTGCTGACTCTTTTATACATTGCGATACTGACCAAGATAAAAATGACGCTATATGGCTATATTAGGAAACATACTAGGTAATTTATTAGGCAAAGCTGATACAATCATAGACGAATGTATCACAAGCACAGAAGAAAAAATGCAGTTAAAGAACGAGCTGCAAAAGATTATCCAAGAGCAAGAGGCTTTAATAGAGCAAGAAGTTACTAAAAGATGGGAGTCAGATAACTTACAATCTAGTTGGCTACCACGTAATATAAGACCATTAGTCTTAGCGTGGCTTGTAGTTTCAACAACTTTGCTTATATTTATAGACGCTGGAGTTATTACATTTAATGTAGATGAGCAATGGGTAGACCTACTACAGATAGTTCTTATCACTTGTATAGGTGCTTATTTTGGTTCTAGAGGATTGGAGAAAATCAACAAAAAATGACAAAAGAAAAGAGGTATAGATTAAAGACAGATGAATGGGAACTAATAGACGAATATAGAAAAGACAAAGAGAGACAATCTCTATTAGCTGACGAATGTAACGAGGCTGGTATAGATGTCGGCTCTGTTTCACATTATTGGTATAAAAGCCAAAAGTTCTCAATATTTGCTAAACCTAATGAATTTACTAAAGATGAATTTTTACAATCTATTGAGGAGCTTATCTCACAATACTCTCCAAAATATCCCTCCATTGATTATCCTACTAGACAAGATGGTCACTTACTTATAATAAATCCAGCAGACGTACACATTGGCAAATATGCCGATGCAACAGAAACTGGAGACGAGTATAACATAGAAATAGCTAAGAACAGAGTAAGAGAAGGAGTTAAGGGTATTTTAAGAAACGCTGAAGGCTATCCTATTGAACGTATATTGTTTTGTATAGGTAATGATATACTACACACAGACAACGTACAAGGAAACACTACAAAAGGAACTCCACAAGATAAAGACGGTAAATGGTATAAACACTTTACAGAGGCTTTAGAGCTTTACGTTGAGGTAGTAGAGATGCTAATGCAGTTAGCTCCAGTCGATTGTGTTCATTCTATGAGTAATCACGACTATATGAGTGGCTTCCATTTAGCACACGCTCTTAAAGCTTGGTATCGTAATACAGAAGCTGTAAGCGTAGATGCCGACCCAATACACAGAAAGTACTATAAGTATAAGAATAGTCTAATAGGATTGACTCATGGAGACGGTGCTAAGTTACCTAACTTACCTTTACATATGGCTCAAGAAGAGCCTAAGATGTGGGCAGATACAAAATATAGATACTGGTATTTACATCACTTACACCATAAACAACGCTACAAGTTTATGAGTTCTTTTGATAACGTAGGAGTGACTGTAGAGTTTTTACGTTCTCCAAGTGGCTCCGATGCTTGGCACTATCAAAAGGGATATACTGGTAGTATTAAAGCTGTAGAAGGCTTTATACATAATGAATACGGACAAATAGCACACTTAACTCATATTTTTTAATATATTTGCGAACTTGTTTAAAATCAGAGGGAGTTGTTACCCTCGTATTTGGTTTGTTTTAGGGGGTAGATTAACGTCTATCCCTTTTTTTTATGCCTATAATTAAAAAACTTTAACATTTTTTTACTCTAGTAAACTAAAATAACTACACTTTTTTTGTTAAAAAGTTTGCACAGAATAAAAAATGGTTATATATTTGTACCAACAAACAAACTAAAACACAAAACAATGACAACAATAGAAACAACAACAATCAACAACGACACTTACACAATCGAATTTAACGGCTCTGCAACTTACTTTGTATCAAATGAGTTTGACTGCATCGGTAAATTTTCAACATTAAGAAAAGCAAAAAACTTTTTAAAGAAAGTACAAGGATAATAATAACAATGGGGAGAGCAATCTCCCCTTTAAAACAACTAACAATGCAAGATTTACACCAACAGAAATTCTTAGATGCTAAATTAGAGCTTGGAACACAAGTACAATTCTTTAGCTTTACAATCACTCAATTATGCTCTTATTTAATGGTTTTAGCCTTTCTAACGCTACTTCTGTTAAATTTTATACCAACATACTACACAGAGGTGTTAAGCCTTTATAGTGGCTCTTTTATCACTATGGTAGTTTTTTACATTAAATACGGAACAAATTAAAATCAATAAATATTATGGAAAAAGTAGTAAAATCAGTAAAACAAGTAGGAGATTTTGAATCTCAGTATGGACACTTCTACAAGTGGCTATTAGAGTTTGAAGATGGATTTAAAGGCGAGTACCTATCCAAGACAGAAACTCAAAACAAATTTATAGAAGGACAGACAGCTTCAATAGAAGTAACCACAAGAGAGTACAACGGTACTACAATTAACAAGATTAAACCAGAATCAACGTTTCAAGGTGGAGGATTAAAAGCTAATACTAGCAGTAAAATGACTAAAGAAGAATGGAACGCTAAAGATTTAAAGAAAGAAACAGCAATAGCTAAACAAGTATCTCTTAAATGTGCTATAGATTATTGTATAGCAAACTCTGGAGGACCAGCAGAAATTATTGAGATTGCTGATGCTTTCACACAATGGATATTAAACGATGTAAAACCTAAATCAACAAAAAATGGAAACGACTTACCTTTTTAGTAAAGAATCACGAGAAGAAATATATGACTACGATACAGCCTACTGCTTCAGATTAAGACGTAAAGGTTGGATACATCTAAACAAGAAAGCTACAAAGCTCATTGAACACGATGACCATTACGAAGTTAAATTAGCTGATTGGTATATTAACGTAGGAGATAAACATATTGGTGCAATAATCAAAAGACAGCAAGAATGCTCTGACTTACAAGATTATTATTACTTTTTAAAGAATATAAAAGATGACTAAAAAAGAACGAATAGACAAGATTTTAAAAGATTCTCACTTGATAATCAACGAGGCTACTGGTACAGACATCAGTAAGACTAGAAAAGACGAAGCAAGGAGAGAATCAAGAAAGAAGCTTAGAGAGCTAAAAGACTTAGCTCCAGTAATTTATGAACGAGTTAAAGTAGAATTTGATGGATAAAGTGGAGAGAGTAAAAAACGTAGTCTGTTACGTTGGTAAAATTAAAAGAACTGAGCTGGTTTCTAAAAGACGAGATAGATACATAGTAGATAATAGACGTATGGCCTTTGTACTTTGTAGAGATGTTTTAGAGATGGGATGGACACAAATAGCTAGAGAGTTTAAACTCAACCACGCTAGTGTTATGCACCACTACAAAAAGCACAAAGATTTAATTATATTTGACGAATACTACAGAGATAAGTATTTAGATATGCTAGAAGTTTTTAAATTACAAATAGACTATGTAGAACCAAAAGAGCTTATTAGAGAAGTAGTAAACATCAAAAGAAAGAGATATAACGATTATTTAAAACAAAAACTAAAAAACAATGAAAACTAAATTATCACAGAAACAGAAAGTATTAAGACATCTTAAAGAGATTGGACCAATAACTCCAGTACAAGCGTTCTTTGATTATAGTATTATGCGACTAGCAGCAGTAATCTTTGATTTAAAAGAAGCTGGTAATAATATAGAGACTACTATATTACACAGCGAGAATAAGTTTGGAGAGCCAGTTCACTATGCTCAATACAAATTAGAACAATGAGAAGAATTAGAGTAGAAAAGTCCACTAACTATACAACTATAAACAATGAGTTTATATTTAATAAGGACTTATCGTTAAAAGCTAAGGGATTGCTATGCCATCTCTTGGCTTTGCCTAACGATTGGAAGTTATATGTTGAGGAGGTCGAGAAATGGCATAAAGACGGTAAAAAGGCTATTTATAGCGCATTTAAAGAACTAACAGAGCTGGGATATATGCAACGTGAACAAAAGCGCAGTAATGGAAAGTTTGTGGGTTATGATTATATAGTATTTGAAAAACCGTATAGCCAAAAACGGAATACCGAAAAACGGAATGCCGAAAATGGCACACTACTAAGTACTAATACTAAACTAAATACTGATAATACTAAAACAGAAGGAGTTTATCCTTTTGAATTAAATTTAGAGGCTTGGAATTTATGGAAAGAATTTAGGAAAGAGCAATTTAGAACTACCTACAAAAAACTAGGAGAAGCTGCTGCCATTTCTAAGCTATTAAGAATCTCCAACAACAACAAAGAAAACCAGGCGCAAATTATCCAGCAGTCTATAGAGAATGGGTGGAAAGGATTATTTGAGCTTAAAACAGAAAAACAAACTAAAGTCCAAAAGATACTAACTAACTATCAGAAAGGACTAGAAATGATAAACAAAGAATATAATGACTAAAGAACAAACAGCAGAGCTTAATTTATTAATCGCTACTTTTAGGTGCTTTAACGAGCAACTATACAATCTAAAAGGCTCACATTCTGGAGTAGTAAAGATGAAATTCAATAGGCTAGTAAAAGTGGCTAATCAATATGAGAAAGAGATAGTACAATGGACAGAGGGAAGCGAACAACTAGAGCTGATATATGACAGCCTAATGGAAGTATTAATAGAAGTTAAAAAGCAAGTAAATGAGTAAATATTACGAGATAAAAAAACGTGAGGACGTAACGGTTAAAAATATGCTTGAGATATATGGCAAAAGCTCTAAGTATAGAAAAAAAATAACTTGGGACACGTTTTACTTAATAACTGGATGGACACATATACAAATAACAAAAGATGAAAGACAAAAGTAAACAAGTATGGTTCTTATATGCCAATGATATAAAAGAACTAAAAAGAGAATGCTATGAGATAATAGCTACGCTCTACGTACAGCTAGGACAAGCTCCAGAAGCTGAGATAGTAGTACAGATGACTAATCTATTTTGTAATGACTTAGCTACTAACTATGGCTCTATGGAATTAGATGAGGTAAAGTTTGCTCTTAATAAACACATAAGAGAGAACGATGGTCCACACTTTGTGAATGTTCCAACGTGGAATGAAGCTCTTAGAAGCTACAAGATGTCAAAAGCATTAAAGAGGCAAACTAATCAAATAGACCAATACGAAGTCTATAAAAAGAGAGTAGAGTCTTTTAGCAAGGTTATTGACAAGAGAGAAACTAAAAAGATAGGCAAATGAAGATAGGTACAGATTTTAGTGGTATAGGTGCGCCAGAGATGGCTTTAAAGTATTTAGGTATTGACTTTGAGTCTGTGTTTGCTTGTGAGATAGACAAGTATGCAAGACAATCATTTACACAATTACATAATACTAATACATTTTACAACGACATAACTACGAGAAATCATAAAGAAGTAGAGCAGTTAGACTTATATGTTGCTGGATTTCCTTGTCAAGCGTTTTCTATGGCTGGTAAGAGGAAAGGTTTTGAGGAGGCTAGAGGTACATTGTTTTTTAATGTTGCAGAGTTTATACAAATTAATCAACCTAAAGTATTTGTTTTAGAAAATGTCAAAGGATTATTAAGTCACGATAGGGGTAACACATTCCAAACTATTGTAGATATTCTTAGTAATGGTGGTGGCACACAAAACGGACAAATTAGCTTAGATGTTTTTGATGATGGTTTAGGCTATCACATTTATTGGCAAACATTAAACACTAAGGATTATGGCATACCACAAAATAGAGAACGTATTTTTATAGTAGGTTTTAAAGACTTTAGAGAGTTTAGCTTACCTAAACCTATGGAGTTAAAGTTAAGGCTAGGAGATATGCTACAAGACAATCCTAATAGCAAATATTTTTTAACTGATAAAGGAATAGAAAACCTAAATATAAATCAAAAATTTAATAAGTTTAATCCATTAAATACAGAGTCTGAATTAGCTGCTTGTGTAACTGCTAGAGCTAATAAAGTAAGCAATGATAATAACTTTATTGAAGTTATACAATTAAATAAATCAAAAGAAAGTGGTGGAGTTCAGCCATACCAACAGAATAGAGTTTATGATATTAATGGGTTGTCTCCTTGTTTAGATACTGAAAGTGGTAGAAAAAATATACAAATTAAAAGACTTCCAGACTTAAAACTTAAAGTAAGTAAAAGGGCAAATGATACTCCAAAAGAAATAAACCAATATTTAAAAGATAAAAAAAAAGGGACTATTAAAGAAATTGCAAACAATTTAAATTTACCTAAAACACAAGTAGAACATTATTTTAGAACTGATAAAAGTAGGGCAATACCTAGTCCTAATGTTTGGATAAAGCTAAAAAAGCTTTTGAAGTTTGATGATACATTTGATAAACAAGTTACTGAAATTAACGAAAGTATCGGAACTTATGAAACTGCTAACCGATTATATGATACTAATGGTATAAGTCCAACATTACAAACGCAAGAACAAGGTTATTACAAAACACAAAACAAAATAAGAAGATTAACACCCTTAGAGTGTTGGCGATTGCAAGGATTTAGAGATGAGGACTTTTTTAGTGTTAAAGATGTATCTGACACACAACTATACAAACAAGCTGGAAACTCAATAACCGTTAACGTATTAATGGAACTATTTAAAAAGATATATGCCAACGACAATAAGTAAACTAAAGAAAAAGCTAGACAAAGTATTTAGCGAGTACATTAGAAAGCGTGACAGCGATTATAAAGGTAATTGCAAGTGTATTAGCTGTGGTAAAGAATATCCAGCTTTTGGAGGTAGTACTCACGCTGGGCATCTATTCAGCAGACGTTACCTTAGTATTCGATACGATGAAAAAAATGTTAACAGCCAGTGTAGTTATTGTAATACTTTTCTGAACGGAAACCAGATTTTAGCAGCAAGAGGAGTAGAAAATAAATGGGGTAAGGGTACAGTCGATGAGTTAGAAAGTAGAATGCATATAGTAGTAAAATTAACAAGAGCTGATTATGAAGAAGCAATCGAAAGGTATAAGCAAAAGATTAGAGAACTGGATTAACAATCGATTGTTTAAAACTTTAAACCCAAAAGATTGGGAAATTGAATCTATTTTATATATTTACAATAATGAAAAAGACAGTAATATTCGAGGGAGGAGT